GTTAAATGTGTTGGTGTCTAATGTTGCCTCAACCGCATCGTCATCCAATCCCTCGGTAGCCTCAAAGTCAAAAAACAATCCAACCTTGCTACCCCAAATAGTAGATGGGCGCGACTTAGAGCCACCAAAATATAGGCGGCCTTCATGGAAAGTTACAGAGCGTGGCCAGCCTTTTCCGCTTGACCAAACGTCTTCGTAGCCACTTTCATAATCCCATGAGCCATTAGCAATAGCCGATGTATTAAAAAATGGAAACTCAGTAATTGCATCAACCGATGTACCAGATGTGTACTTAACAATCTTAGCTCTGCCCTGTGGACTGGCATTAACATACTGGCCAACGCTAGCCGCAGTAAACACGCTAGCAGATGCAGTTAAAGTTACCTTGCCAGATACAGCAGATGGAGTTAACGTGCCTGACGGGTTGGTAACTGAAACAGTAAAAGCGTACTTAGGAATGGAGTCAAAAGTAATAGCAGAAGCAGTCCAGGAAGCATCGTTAGCACCTCTCACAATTTTAATTGGGGCAATATCAGGATGAACAACAATCAGCGTATCAGCCGATTGAGTCCATACAATATTAGCTAATCGAGCGCCAGTTAAGCCAACGCCAGATGTATCAAGATAATCATTAGCACCAGCGTTAATCGCTGTAATCAACGCTTTGTTTTTAAATACGTACATACGATTATGCGTAAAGCAAAGCATATAGCTATCAGATGTACTAAATTCAAACTCTACTAAGCGCACGCCATTAGCCGCTGATTGTGTACTTGTATTAGGTAATGATGTAATGTAGCGCGTACCAGGTCTGCGGCGAATACCGCCTTGAGGCTGGCATACTACATTAGTCGCTTTTTCTAATGCGTTCTGGTAAGCAGTTAAATCAACCCGCGCCCTAAGCAACGGGTCTAACTCGCCAGTAGAGAAGTTAGTCTGTATGCTTACAAAGCGAGCCATTAATTCCTCACAGCGATTAGAGAGAAGTCATTGATTGCGTTTGTTGGTTGACCAGCTCCATCAATATTCATAGCAACGCGCATATAGCCACCGCGGCCATTCTCAGCTGGTGAGCCTGTAGCTACAGATTGCCAGTATTGAGCTTTCTCAGTCTGGTCAGTAATTGGTAAAGCCAAATGCCATGCAAGCATATATTTGAGCAGTTGCACAAAATACTGTGGCATATCGTACTCAGGCACGGCGTATTGATAGTCAATATAAACTTGCTCGTAATCGGTTAATAGTTTGTTACCCATAATCCGATACTCTTTGCGTGGCGGGATGCCAGTCGCATTGCTGTCGTAAACGTTGCGTGGAGCGGCTAAACGATCTCCAGGCAACTGGTATTCATAACGGTATTCGTTAGTAGGCGTTGTAATTAAACGCGCTATTGAGGTTTTCTTAAAACTAAAAGACCAAGGGTACATTGCTAAGGATTGGTCTCGAATATCAGAATATAAACGGTTGGCAACTGAGGCCTCGTCTGTACCCTCGTTAAATGATGAAATGGGCTTAGCACCCAGCATTAATAAGGCATCAGAACAGATTGTTAGCGATGTATCACCCGCGGCCATTTGCTTTACTCCATATCTCTTTTACCCAACCACCAGAGCCAGAACCCTTTGGCTCGCCATGAAAACATACCACTCTTACATCTGCTGGCTTTGGCTTTCCCATAATGTGTTTCTTATACGAAAACACTTGATCTGGAAAAACCTCTTGCCAAAAATCATACGGCTTTTGACGCTCAGATATAAAAGACTGGTCTCCTAATCTGGGCGCTTTGTTGTATTCAATCATATACTTATCGACCCCTTCGGTAAAGGTCTTATATAAGAATGAATAGTCTCCCTTCCACGCCATCAAACCGCTATTTGGCACATTCCAACTACCAAAATCCCTAAGCATTGTGAACCGATGGTTATAGTCCGCAAAATGCGAAATATCGCCAGCAATCACAGTATCCAAGTCAATGTATATAACCGTATCGTCAAAGACCTCAGAAAATATTTCAACCTTTGACCACCAGCCTGGCCAGTTATTCTTTAAAGGAATACGCTCGCAAGGTACATCAACATCAGAAAAACAAATAAAACGATGGGGAATTGTCAGGTTATCTGCCACCATGTTGCGTAGCCGCAACACATCGTCTGGCGTATATCCATCTTTGTATATTGCTTGCTCAAACCGACCAGCCTTCAATACACATACCACGTTTAACATGGCATCCCTAATATCTTATTTGTTTCACCGCTTACAGAGTAAATGCCCTCTGTCAATCCTTTTGCTTTATGGTCTCTGAGTATTTCAGCCCAATGTTCTATTTGATTCCATTCAGCAAACTTACCGCCATCTTTAGTTGGTATGCTTGGATATTTATCCGAGTAAACCAAACTACTTACTTCCAATGGCACTCCAGCCATTATTACCTCATCAAAGCCCATGCCGTGCTTGGCCCATAAGGCTCCAGCCACGCCGCTTGAACCAGCAACCCAGGTTAAGCTAGGCCACTTGTAATCCACAAACTTCCACTTCTCAGCTGGTACTGGCAACAGCCATATACCGCCGCCATTACTAAACTTTCTAGGTCTAGCGTGTACGTAAATCTTACGACCCGCTTGTTCCTTAAACATCTGGGCGTGATCTCCATGTTGAGTCCAAATATGCTCAATCTCTGGAAACATCGCTCCAGCGTTATTCACTCCCAACAAAACAGCATCGGGCCATAAGGCCCGTGCTATCTCTACATCTTTAAAAACACAAGGAGCCGCACCACAAATGATGGCGCGACCCTTGTGCTTGGTGCCATAAATTTCGGCCATAACTAGGGGTTAACCCTAATTATTAGTCGCTATCGATGGTGCCAAGAGCAGTAGCGTTGGTTACATCAACAACACTACCAGTATTACCAGTAACGATCACAAAACCGTAGGTAGGTGTAGTACCAGCGGAATTTGCATGAACATACATTAGATCGCCAACTTTCAATACCGATGCGGCGCTGTTGAAATAACCAGAGCCATCAACTGCGGTAATAAGGTCAGCAGTCTTGTAAGTCCAAAATTGAGGAGCGTTACCAGCTTTTGAGCCAGCGGCTAAATTTAATCCAGATGCGCTATATGCCATGTTTATCTCCTAATTACGCTTCGCGAGCGGTGATCTTAACAATACCCTCGTCATCGATGGCAACTGCACCAGCAGAAAATACAGAGTTCACTAAGAACGATGTCTTTTCTGGGATGTAGTTGATTTCGGTACGAGGAGCGATGCCCTCAGCATAACCAATCGCGTCTTTGTGGAAAGCAAAGCAAGAACGATCATTGGTAGCTAAAACTAAGCCACCTTCAGAACGATCACCGAGAACGTGGAAAGTAAAGCCTAAGAACGTATTGATTTCGCCAGAAACCAAAGCCTTGACAGTATTGAAGTCAGAGCTGGTTACAGAGGTTTCAGCCAACAAAGCGGCCAATCCGTTTGCGTGGATGATAATATGACGGCCCTCTGGGGGTACGTTATTCTTATCAAGCAACTTCTTGGCTTCACGTAGTTTAGCTACGTTCATGTTTGTATCGGTACCACCGATATCGTTAGATACGGTTAAGCTGGTGCTAGATGCGGTTAAAGCATCAAGAATCAACTGGTCTTGACGGCGGCCAATAGCGTTACCTAAAACTTGAACAAGCTCTTGACGCTCGTCAAAGTTAACTTTAGCTTGGCTGAAAATGTCGCTGTACTCAGCGGCGTTCCAGTCAGACAAAGTGCAAGTAACGTTAGAAAACGCAACGTTCAATGGGGTTACATCGGCCTGGCTAATGCGAGCAGTTGCTACGCCCTTGCCAACCTTGGGGAATTTAACAGTAGAACCTTCGACTCCTCTACGCTGACGTACAGCACCAACCAGCATTGCCTTGCCCTGGTAGGCCTGTTTTACCTCAGCATCGAATAGAGTTACAAAGGCGTTAGATAAAGATACGCTCATGTGAGACTCCTATAAAAAGGTAAAAAATAAGGTTTTTTGCTTCGGTTAGCCTGACAATCAGGGCCGTCTGCTTGCTAGTTACGCTAGCCAATCGTCAGATTTATCTGAATTAAGGGCCAATTAAATGGTATGCCTTATCCGATTTCTAACAGAACTGTGGAAAAAAAACAACATCTAGTCAAATATTTTTATTGACCAACTAAATCTAGTTAAAAAAAGACCCGCACTAGGCGGGTCAAAAACTCCCTTGAGGATAAATCTATTGGCCAAATGTAGCGTTAAACATCCGCTCTACTTTCTGGCGATAAGCTGGGTCAGACTTGTACTTAGGATCGGCAACCATCTGATACAGCTCTTCTTTAGACGGCTGGCCTTCTACTGGCATAGACTGGGTAGGAATCCGCGAACCCTCATAGGACTCACGTAACTTCATCAGAGCCTTTAAGCCTTTGGCGGTACCGCCCATGTACTTAAACTCTTCAAAGTCATCTTTGCCCCATACTCCCTTGTTAACCAAGCCTCGCGCCCAATCGGTCATGCCTTTAATAATTACTTCGGCATTGGGGCCTAATGCGGCCTTTTCTTGAGCTAGGCTAACTTGAGTCTGTTGTATTTCCCCAACACCCATTTTGACTACTTCGCCAACAAGAGTATCAAGAGCGGCCTGAGATACCCCATATTCTTTAGCCCAGGTCAGCACATGGCTTTTAACTGGGTCTGTGTCTGGGATATCACCAAATGCTGACAGATCGTATTTACCGTCTGCTGGGGCTTTATGCTTGCCTTGGCTAATCTGCTTACGCAAATCCATCCAAGATTTAGCTATGCCCTCTAGGTCTGGGGCTGAGTCATCTTTTTTCCAAAAGTTCTCAGGCCACCAATCTGGTCTTTCTAGGGGTTCATCATCCTCTTTGGGTTCCAAATGGCTAATTGCGGTAGCCTCTGGGTTTGCTTGTGTTTCGGCACTATTATCATCAACTGTCGCTGAATCCAATAGGCCACTATCGGCTTGCGCCTCGGTGGGTTGGACTGCTGTGGTTTCCATTTTTAAAGGTTCCTTGCTTTGGTTATCCGTGCTTCAAGGTCTCTAACAATGCTGTTCTGACCTTCACGGTAGTAAGCAAAGCTAGAGTCGCTACCAGGCACGGCTACTGGTTGCTCTAGTACGGATGCGCGTAGCCATCCCATGAGCTTTTCGCCATCCTCAGTTCCCAAAACTCTGAGGCATAGCTTGTTCAAATCCTCTACTGCTTGTTGAGATTCCCTAATGTCTAGCGATATCTCTTGTAAACCTTCCCAACCGTCTGTTATTGCTTGATCTAGTTTCTTTTTCATGTAAGTTGTTTTACAGCCTCAACAGCCATCTCAGGATTCTCCTGAGCTACTTGCTGAGCTTGCTGTGCGGCTTGTTGTAAATTAAATGCACGTTCCTCTGGAGATACACGTAAACGCGATGGTACACCGAGTTTATCACCAATGTAGTCAACAATATCACCATACTTAGGCGTTGCTTGACCCTCTGGCCCCATTTGGCTAGCGAGCTGTACAAACTGCATGGTATTGGTTACTTCATCCATATTCTGAGCCATAGCCAATGGCGATACTGGAGATACCTTAACCTCAAGGCCGTTGACCCGTAATGGCAAGTCAATCAATCCACGCTCATCCATTACTTGCAAAGTCTTGCTAACGATTGGAATCATCGTCTCATTAATCAATCGGCCAAATGCTGAGCCTAGATTCTGGCTTAACTCCTTCATGCGCTCTACAACCTCAGTTGCAGAACGAGCCGACATATTATCGGGTGGCAACGATTCGTCTAGCAAAATACGCTTAATGTTCTGTACTAGATCATTAATGATAATTTGCGATACGTTGAAATCCCCAGCGCGAGGTAAAGGTTTTAAAGACTCGCCTTGTGGGCCACCATTGCGCGCTACTGGTATGATCGCGCCAGGGATAATTTTGACAGTAGCTGGGTTTAACACTCCATCATCTGCCGCTGTATATACACCAGAGATAGCCAAGCTAGCATTTTTAAGAACCAGCTCTTTTACCTTGTTTAATGTCTTAATGTCTGGGAGAGCTGTAATCAATGGGCCACGGCCATAAATCTCGCCAGCAACCTTCATGTAACGGCTAACTACCCACGGACTATTTTTTAGTCTGCGATAAACAATCTCTTGCTTAGTATCTTTAGCAATAACGTGGTAGCAATAATCGCCACGCTTAGGATCGAATACAGTAGCCTCGATTAGCTCAAAGTCCTCAGTAGGCTTGTTATCAATCTTAGTTTGTAGATCGCTTGGAATATTGGCATCTTTCCATTGCTGGATAATGGCCTCACCCTTAATACGCATACGGCGATAAACGTTATCTACCTGACCATTCGCGCCCTCTTCAAATGCAACTAAGAACTGCGGTACTGGGATGTAATTGATTGGCGAAATGTCATCACCAGGCTGAACCATCATAACGGCCGTGCCAACAGATAGATCAAGCAAGAACTCACCAATCGCAATATCAAAGTTAGATTGCTTGAGCGTTGCAAACATTTTCTCGGTGTAGATATCCAATGCCGCATTAGCCTCAGCCTTACGGTCATCTGGAATATCAGGGCCAGCCTCTAGGCGGCACCACTTACGCTGTGGCGGGAAAATGCCAGACTGTAATCGGTTGGCAAAGCGCTGTGTAGAGTTGATAGCAGTAGCATCAAATACGCGGTTCATCTTCTTAGCGCCGCCAACCTTGCCATCATAATAACCGTCATAGAGGTTACGTTGTGGCAAAGCAAACTCATAGACCTCATCGTATAGGTCTCTAAAGTCTTCTTTCTTACGCAACGCTATATCGTG